TGTAAGTTCCAGCAGGCAATTTATAAACATTCGTTAAATATTTAGCTGAGTATTGGTTACTAGATGCGGTGCCATTAGCTGTAACGCTACCATCTGAATTGGTTGTAAAGGTAACACCAGAACCAGCACTCACACCCGAATAAGGGAACGGTATTAAGTTCTTACTAGATACATTGACTCTTACATCGTGTTCTCCTGGAATAACATCATCGAACCTAATTGCCTCTCCAGTAGCCTCTAAAGGGATATTCGCATCTAAATTATCGCCCAGTTCTGTCGCGTGGCAAAGATTTGTTAAAGTATGATTAGTTCCAGAAGACAACTCAAAGTATTTGTCTTTGCCGATTTCTAATACTGGCTCGCCATCTATATCTAATCTTCTAAACACTAAATCCCATTTGCTATTGATATAGTAAATAGTTTGCGTTGCCCCTGCGATTGCGTCCAGGGCCTCTCTAATGCTTTCTGTGCCCTCGAAGTTAGCGCCGTATTCATAATAAGTATCGAAGCAATTATCGTTCACATTTTCAATTTTTAAAGGCAGTTCCAATAGCTCAGCACATGCGGCCGCAAATGCCTTAATAGTATAGGAAGGCAAGTCCAGCTCTGCTACGGTATGCTCTGCCGCCTTAATTAAATAGTCATACGCTGTTATCGTAATTATATTTGTTTTTTCGTCTCTTTCTATATCTGTGATATAAAAAATAGGACACACATACTCATATTCACATCCAACACCAAAAGAGATTTCTAATGTGTTTTGCTTTGTGATATTAAGTTCCCTCTTGGCATCCACCAACTTAACAGTTAGCTTTTGGCATATACCAAAGCCGAAAAACTTTTCTTCGCCTGCTCTATCAAGCTGGAAGCTCTGTAAATAATCTGTATGTTTAAAAGTTTGAACTAGAGTAGAGCCGTCAAACAGCTCCACTCTAGCATAAATCTGCCTTTTAGGAGAATTAATAACGTCCGTAAAACAACTTTCTGAAATAATCATATATTAATCCTCCTATTATAGCTCAATAAAATTTAGTTCCATCGGTTTATAAATAACCGTTTTGCTTTGGATAGTGTAATATTCTGGCTCTGGTGTGCCTGTATAAGCCGTCATTGAAACCAAAGCGTTTGTTTTCGGATCTAAAAACTCTACTGTAACAACATAGTCATCAATTGCGGCAAGCAGTTGGCGCATCTCTGTATTATCCATATGTCTGAAAGATACATACGCCTTGCGCTTTAAATTGATAATATCTATTACAATGTTGCCTGCGGCGTTGCGGCCGCTATTATCGCTAACTAAAGTTTCATATCCTATTTTCAAACCAGACACTAAAGAGGATAAGTCTTCATTATTTACTTTGAAATAAGTCATTTAAACCTCCTTATACAATAGCAAGCTGTATCTTGCCTGTTTGTCTCGTTATATTATTAATTGAATTAATTGTTGCGTATCCAAGTTCTCTGCCGTCCAGCATCAATACGATTTTAGATGGGCCTGCGCTTCTAGCAGCAATCTTGTCCGCAAGTGTATCCATCCAGCCTGTATTGTTCTCTAAAGGCAACACGGCCTCTTTACCACGCTCACCGACGAGTGCAAGTGTAGCGCTATCGACGATACCACCCGTAGCCAATTTAGGAACGCTAAGCTTGCTAAGCTTGCTAATATTGACTCCTGGAATTAAGTTAATGGCTCCAATAGCAAAGTTAATAGCAGAGATAAAGCCATTGATTGCTTTAACCGCTGTACCTAACACCGCATTAACTGCTTGTTTCACCGCACCAGTAATTGCTTTTGAAATTGCGCTACCGACGTCAGAGAAAATCTTCTTGATATTGTTCCAGATTCCTTTAAAGAAGGATATGATAGAAGAGAAGGCTTTTTTAATGCCATCTGCGGCTGCTTTAAATATGTCTCTAAACCAGCTTCCAACAGCAGAGAATGCGTTCTTGATACCTTGCCAAACATCTTTAAAGAACTTGACGACTGCGCTCCAGGCCTTCTTAATGGCGTTCCAAGCATCTACGAAGAACTGGCCTATAGCCTTGCAAGCATCGCCCAGCCACTCAACAGTAGCCTCGAAGCCCGCAACAATGCCATCCCACAAATCTACCCAGAATTGTTTGAAAGCATCAACCTCGTTCCATAGGATAACGAATGCGGCCACAAGAGCTGCGATTGCGATAACAATCCAAGTGATTGGGTTAGCCAATAGCGCAGCATTAAATGCCCACATAACGCCTACTGCTATCAATAGAACGCCAATAAGCACTGTGATTACTGCCTCCATAGAGTAACCATTGGTTACCAAGTCTTTGATGCCTATAACTAACAGCGCTATACCACCAACTATAGTAGCAATTGCGGCCGCCAGTGGCCCAAAGGCTAAAGCTACGCCACCAACTGCTAAACCGATACCGCTTATCATCAGAGCCATATTGCCCCAATCGATACCATTAGCCCAGGCATCCATATAGCCTTGAACTAGTAAAACCGCACCAGCAATGATTAAAATGGTTCCGCCTAAGTTCTTCAATTTAAGCTTAATATCATCTAAATAGTCGGCAGCCTTTTCACCAAAGACTTTGTGGAAGAACTTGCCGTCACCCATCTGTTTAACTAGCTTCATAGCCGCCTGTATAGAACTAATAAAATTAGCTAGTTTCCAAGTCGCCAAACCAGCAGCAACCAAGCCTACTAGAACTAGCAAGCCTTTTATCTTCTCTTTAGCTTCATCTAAATCCTTTTTGAATGCTTCAGTATCAATTAAGCCGCCACCAATGCCAAAGTCCGCGGGATTCGGAGCTTGAGGCAGTTTGCCTATACCTCCTGCGCCTCCACCACCGCCAGCACCTGCGGCCGCACTTGAAGTAGGCTGATTAACTATATTAAGTTCATCGAAGCCCATAACTTGCTTCTTTAGTTTTTCTTGTTTCTTGATTGTGTCTTCAATATCTGTTCCAACAGTTCCAAAAGACTCATGTAAAGAATCTGTATAATTCTTCATTGCCTCTTGGTAACCTTTCACGTCAGCAGTAGATTCTGCGGCGCCAGAACTAAACAAGCCAAAGAAGTTACCAACCCATTGAATAGCCTCCGCAATTAACTCAATGAAGGCTGTTAAGTAAGTGGCTACTGCCGATAAAGCAGGGCCTAATACTGTTAATAGCGTTGCTCCTAAGTTATTGATTGAAGTCAAGAATGGAGTGGTATAAGCAGAGGCCTGCGCCAATGCTAGGTTCAAGTTCGCTTGAGATTCATTGTATCTCTTGGTAGCTTGGTTATTTACTTCGTAAAGTTTAGCAGAATTGCTATATAACCCATTAAGAGTGCTTCTTACAAGCGCTTCTCGCTCTTCTAAGCTAGTAGTTTGCGCTAAAGACGCATTAAAGGCATCTTCACTAACGCCAGCCCAATTGAGCGCGTCTGCCATAACCCCAGTCACTTTGCCGACTTTAATTGTTTCATTTGCGGCCTCAGCTAACCCTTCTATTGGAAGTGAATCTCCAAAAGTAGCAAATGCGCCCTGTAGAGCGTTTGTCCACTCTGCTAGCTTCTCTTCCTCTGTAGTAATTGCGGCCAGATTTTGCGCAGCCTCTATTGCCCTGTCGTGATCGCCCAAGAAGCTAAATAATTCTTTATAGGTTTGGGTTGCTTGCTCTGTAGAAGCACCCATATTCATAAAGGATGTATTTAATTTAGCAAAGCCTTTTTGCACTTCCTGGGCCGATTTACCCAACTTCACCATCGCTGCGGTTAAAGCACCGACTGCGGTAACTGCGACAAGTATTCCTTTAGCCATCGTAGACATGGCTTTATTGACGGCTGCGCCGCTCTCAGTTCCTGTGTCTTTAATATCATCAAGCTCGTTTCTAACTTCAGCTAATTCTTTCTTAGCTTGATCAGTAACGGCCTTAATAATTATTTTTAGCTCTTCATTCATTTATCTTTTTCGGCACCTCCTTATGTAAATTATTATTATAAGATTGTGCGAATTGTCTAAATCTTAAAGCCGATAGTTCCATCTTTTGTTGCTTGATTTGTTCCTCTTGCTGCTCCTTCACATCATCGAACAATGTAGGATAAGCCTCATATAGCGTAGGCACTTTATTCCTATTATCTAGCACTGCCGCTACATTGCGGCCAATTAATCCAGCAAGCAAATAATCATAACTTGCCTGTTCTTGAGCTTTTACACGTCGAATACGATTTTTGCTTTGTATAGCTCTTTCTAGCTCAGCTACAGTCATATCCCAAAAATCTCTTTCTGGGATTTCATAATCAAGAGAAACTTCAAGTAACTTATATATAAATTCTTCAAGTGATTGCGGAGAGGGCTGCCCCTCCTCCGCACTTAGGCGTTTTTTTCTTCGGCCTTTTCACTATCTTTTGGAAGAATGCCAGATGCCTTGTAGATTTCAATGATTACAGGAATGAAGTCCACAGAAGAGTGTCCATCTGCCAAATATTCATCGAAAATGTCATAAGCATCATTTAAGGTAATACCATGCTCATATTGCTGTAAAGAAGCGTGCAAAACCTGCACCATGGTTGTAATAGGCGGAATAGTATCACCCGCACCAAAGATATTTAAGGGATTAACGCCAAGTTGCTTTTCCAAAAGGACAATGTTTCTTGTGTTAAGTCTCAGTTTGTAAGTTCTGTTACCAGCTTCAAAATTAATAAAATTCATAATAAATTCCTCCGTTTTTTAAATTAGTCGGGGAAGGGAAAGGAAGAAAACCCTTCCCCAACCCCCATCGATGGGATTAAGCCCAAGCCATTTCGGTATTGGGTTTAATTGCTAAAGTGTAAGTTAGTGCGGCATTCACGCCAACACCATCAAGTTTAACAGAGGTAGGGCCACTAAATGTGCAAGTAGCGCCGTCGGGAAGAGCAACCTTCCATTCTGCTGTGCCAGTTAAAGCGTTCAAACTTTCAAACTGCGCAGTCTCGTATAAGAACTTGAAGCCAAGGCTGTCGCCGTAGTTCTTCAAGCCATCAGTATACATGTGTGCGGCATCAGCTAAAGTAGTGATTTCAATAGCTTCAACGTCGCCGCCAAGCTCAGGAATTTCCTGCAAGTTAGTTAATTCGATAAACTGATCTGCTGCACCAGCTTTATAAGATAAGGTAATACCTTTAGAAATAACTGCCATAATATAACCTCCAGTTAAAATGCTTCAAGTGCTAAGCACTCGTAAGTCATAATTTTTTGTATCATTGTAGATTGATTGTCATATAGCTCACCGCTTGCGATTCGCTTGAATCCAAGAGGCCTCAATACCCCATCAATCCGCGTCGCATATTCTTGTATTTCCCCTATATTGTTGCCCCACACCTTGACTTGGTAAGTAATGCGGCTATAGCCTGCGGTTGCTCCAATAGTCTCAGTAACAGAGTAGTTATTGATTTCCATATAACTAATACAGGGAGTTTTTGTTTTGCTTGTTAGCGCCATTTCATAATGAGTAGGTAATATAGTATTAAGAGCGCTAACTAAATCTGAATGATAATTAATCACCTATAATACCTTCTTTCAGTGTGCGTTTAATTTCTTCGCGGTTTTCATTAAGCGCGGGCCGCATAAAAGGCTGCGGATGCTGGCCCGAAGTGGTATGCCATTCGCCCTTATCGTCTTGATAACACCAAGGAACATCCGTGCGGCCGCCCGACTCCGCAAAAAGGCCAGTGCCGTATTCTACATAAGGCGCGTATTCTAGAGGTGTGTAAACCACTCCCACGCCATTAGATACCTCACTAGTAATAGAGCGCCTTAACTCACCGTTGCCTTTTGGAGCTTTCTGCTTAGCAGAACGTTCAACGAGCGCGCACGCCTTACCCAAAGCCGCATTAATAGTCTTTTCATCCAGCATCTTTGCGAGTTTCTCGTCTAACTCTTCCAAGCCTTTAAATTCAATGCTCATATATTTGTCATAAATACTTGCTTAAATCTTCCTTTTGGAATGACATATAAAACTTTCAGCTTTTCGTCGCCGTATTGAATTACATGTGTATCATCCAAAAGAGAAAGAGTTAAACCAAGGTATGTTGCGTTTTTGTAATTAATATTATCTTGAATGGCTTGTGAAGTAGTGTTAATGGCCATTTTTACGGTGCCTTGTGGTGTTTCGGATAGCTGCGGCTGCCCGTATGCGTCGGCCTCACCGAACCTATAAAACTCGTAAGTGCGCATATCTGTATTAATCACAGCTTACACCACCTTTATTTTGCGTTTGCGGTTAAGTACTGCTAAAATGTCTGCTGGATAACCGTCTATATAGCTTTCACTTACACCGCTATAAGACTGGCTGGCCAAACCCTCTGTATTCATACGATTAAGCTTGATAATAGCAATCTTTTCGGCGGCCATTTCCAGTTCATAGTCGGCAGTTCTATTGCAGTACGCCTCAACCTCTGCTAAGGCTTGTTTCGCACACAAACTGATTAAAGCATCAGAATAGTTGCTTGCGGCATCGCCTAAAAGCAATTTAATTTCTTCAATCATAGAAATACCTCCTTATCAGACTGTTGGAGGCAGAGCAGTGCTCTGCCCCCGATTAAGAGATATTCGATTAGGCTTTCTTAGTAAGCTTAACAGACTTGGTTTCGTCAACCAGAGCCATCAAGCCATGACGCTCGTAAACAACGGTATTGTCCTTAGTTTCGATATCTCTATCCTGTTCAAC